ACTACAGCGCGCAGGAGGAGGAACATAGTGAGCAGGTGTACAAGAGCACCCTGCAGGTGCTGAAAATGGCTCAGGGGGTATTGCCTACTGAGCCTATAGACCAGCACGATGTGTACGAAGCCCTCACTGAATTGGGTTTTCCCATAGAGCTTGTGCCGGAGGGCGAAGAAGAGATTTATCTTTGGAAAATGTATCGTAAGA